GGCAGCATGCGTTCCTTAGCCCCAGCTCCTACCACTGGATCAACTACGACGAAGAAAAGCTAGCGTTTCGGTATAAGGCTCTAAAGGCCGCGCTTGAGGGAGTCGAGCATCACCGCTACGCTGCGATCTGCATCGAAGAAGGAATCGTGCAGGACAACGAGACGACTACGGTCGGTTTGTACATCAACGACTGCATTCGCTACAAGATGCACCCAGAGATGGTACTGTTCTACTCCCCAAACGCTTTCGGGACTACGGACGCTATCGCGTACCGGTATCGAGTGCTGAGGATCAGTGATCTCAAGAGTGGTGTCACCCGTACGTCAGAGCATCAGCTGGAAGTTTATGCTGCGCTCTTCTGTCTCGAATACGAGATAGACCCGTTTTCCCTAAGGGGCATTGAGCTCCGAATCTACCAAGATGGTCGCGTACGAAAGTACGAAGGCGACCCTTATCTAATCAAGGGGATTATGGACAAGATCGTGATGTTCGACGAGATTCTCAATCGACTGAGGGAGGAGGTGTCGTAGTGCGGATGGACGAAGGAGCATATCTGGCCCATTACGGCATTCTTCGGAAGTCGGGCCGCTATCCGTGGGGTTCGGGTGCAAACCCGCACCAGAGAAGCAAGTCGTTTCTAGATATCACCAACGATCTGCGTAAGAACGGAATGTCAGAGGCGCAGATCGCCAAGTCCTTCAGCACGAAGGAATATCCGTTCACCGTGTCGGATCTTCGAGCCCTTCGCTCTCGCTCGACCACCATCCAGACACAAGAGCAGATTCGGGCTGCTCAGAAGTTGAAGGACAAGGGCATGGGCAATTCTGCGATTGCAAGGCAGATGGGCCTGAACGAGTCCACCGTCCGTTCGCTTCTGGAGCCGGGTCGCCTGGAGAAGCTGGACATTCTTCAGCAGACCTCGGAGATGCTCAAGCGGCAAGTTGCCGAAAAGGGGTTCGTCGACGTGGGCGCTTACGTCGAAAAGGATCTTCCGATCGGTGACAATCCCGACACGCGAATCGGGATTAGTCCAGACAAGTTCCGGACGGCGCTTTCCCTGCTCAGGGAAGAGGGCTATAACGTTGTCCCAGTTCACATCAAGCAGGTCGGAACAGGAGAGATAACTCGCTACAAGGTTTTGGTGCCTCCGGGCGTCACCAAGAAAGACGCGTTCATCAACCGAGACAAGATCCGACCGATCTCGGAGAAGACAGATGATCGTGGCCACAACTGGGAAGACACGAGTTTCAAGCCGCCTCTGAATATCAACGCCAAGCGAGTGGGCGTTCGGTACAAGGAGGATGGTGGAGAGGATGCCGACGGCGTCATCTATGTCCGCCCTGGAGTGAAGGATCTTTCTCTGGGCAAGGCAAATTACGCCCAGGTCCGAATCGCAGTTGGCGGGACTCACTACCTGAAGGGTATGGCCGTCTATAAGGACGATCTCCCTGATGGGGTGGATCTTCAGTTCAATACCAACAAGTCGAATACGGGCAACAAGCTCGATGCCATGAAGGAGCTCAAGCGAGTCAAGGAAACGGGAGAAGTCGACCACGAGAACCCGTTTGGCGCCATGATCAAGGAAGGCGGCCAGATCCTCGACTCCAAGGGCAAGCCAACTTCGGTGATGAACATCGTCAACGAAGAAGGTGACTGGGACACCTGGTCGAGAACGCTCTCTCGGCAAGTGCTGTCCAAGCAGAAGCCTGAATTGGCGGAATCTCAGCTGGATCTGACGTACGCCCGTCGTCGTGAAGAGTTCGAGAAGATCAGTGCTCTCACGAACCCCAAGGTGAAGCAGAAGCTTCTCGAGACGTTTGGGGATGAGACCGATTCTGCGGCCGTGCATCTCAAGGCCGCCAACATGCCGCGTCAGGCAACAAAGGTCCTGCTGCCCTCGAACCACGTGAAGCCGGATGAGATCTTCGCGCCTTCGTTCAAGGACGGAGAGCGCGTTGCGCTCGTGCGATACCCGCATGCGGGAACGTTCGAGATCCCGGAACTGACCGTAAACAACAAGTCGCGAGAGGCACGTAAGCTCCTCGGTTTGGGGCAAGGTGGCACAGCGCCAGATGCTGTGGTCATCCACCCCAATGTCGCAAAGCGTCTGTCTGGGGCTGACTTCGATGGAGATTCGGTTGTAGTCATACCGAACAATCGTGGTCAGATCACTAAGACTCCTGCTCTGGACAAGCTGAAGGACTTCGATCCTCAGATGTACAAGGTGGAGGGCAACAAGCCCACCATCACCCCATCTCGTAAGCAACAGGAGATGGGTAATGTCACTAACCTGATCGCCGACATGACGATTAGGGGAGCGAGTAACGACGAGCTTGCTCGTGCAGTACGTCACTCCATGGTGGTCATCGATTCCGAGAAACACAATCTCGACTTCAAGGCATCGGAGCGAGATCACGGAATCCTGGATCTCAAGAAGAGGTATCAGGGCGTACACCCTAGAACGGGTCAAGCTCGTGGTGCCTCTACGCTCATCACTAAGGCTACGGCTCAGGAACACCCGTTCAAGCGTAAGCCTAGGCCTGCTGCAGAAGGTGGGCCTATCGACAAGAAGACTGGTAAGAAGGTCTTTGTCGAGACGCATGAACTCAAGCCTGATGGTGAGCGGGCTAGGTTTCGGTCTAAGAAGTTGGCTGAGACTGATGATGCCTTCACGCTGGTGTCTGAAGGTAGGGGCACTCGCATAGAGCAGATCTACGCCGAGCATTCCAACAGACTCAAGGCCTTGGCCAACGAGTCTCGTAAGGAGATGGTCAATGTAAAGCTGACACCCTACTCGCCATCGGCGAAGAAGGTGTACAGCCATGAGGTGGATTCGCTGAACGCAAAGCTCAACAAAGCTTTGAAGAACGCCCCCCTCGAAAGACAGGCCCAGGTGGTGGCCAACCGGATGGTGGCACAGCGCAAGCGTGCCAATCCTGACATGGATCGAGATGAAGAGAAGAAGGTCAAGGGACAAGCACTGAGAGAAGCTCGCATTCGTACAGGTGCTAAGAAGGACCGGATTGTGGTGACCGACCATGAGTGGGAGGCCATCCAGGCTGGAGCTATCTCTAACCACAAGCTGGAAGAGATTCTCAAGCATTCCGATTTGGACAGCATCCGTGAGCGTGCCACACCAAGGCAGAATCCGGTGATGACCACAGCCATGACTACTCGAGCCAAGCAGATGCTGGCATCAGGCTACACACTAGCCGAAGTGTCAGACCATCTAGGTATCGCTCTGTCCACACTGAAGTCGGGTGTCGAAGATGGGGGGTGAAGCAGTGATCGACACCAGCACAGCAGATCTGCCGAGCAGGCCTGAGTTCATGCTGACGACAGTGGACAATCCATACGACCCATGGACACAGTGGGACGAATGGTTCGCTTGGGATCAGAATGCTGGATACCACACCCCTGGTCTCCTGGCTAGGGTGGCACGCCTAGGGGACGATCTTCCAGAAGGTGATCAACACGTCGCTATCCAAGATGCCATCGACGAGATCGTTCGAGAGAACGTTCTTGGTGTGTTTCGCAAAGTAAGAGAAGGAGAAGTGAAGGTTTCCTGACTAAGGTGCACTGGTAGTGAACAGTGAAGAGAAGCAACCAAGGAGCCGACGACGCTTGCCTCGATCAGACAAGAATCGAATCTGGTCGAGGCACCACAGGGACAGGCATCGAACCAAACTTTTTGTTGATCGAGTTCGTCAAGCGATGAAGCAACAACGCAAACGAATCTCGAAAGATGAGAAGAGGGAAAAGGGTTAGGGGGGAGGGGGTCAAAAAAACTGACCCCCCCTCGCATCGCCCGGCTCCCAAAAATACCCCCGGGGGGACTTTTTCCATGAACAATCTGGATGGTACCCCCTGAAAAGCGTGAAGGAACCGCTGCAAAGGAGAGAGCAACAATGGAAGGACACACCATAACTCGGGGGCAGCTGGAACACCGCTTCCAGTTCCACCCCGCCGACTCCCAGAACCGGAAGGACGCGCATCAGGCGGTGCGCAACGTGCTGCTCGAGGCAGCGGACAAGATCGTCGAGGTCTCCGGCCCGCCGTGTCGTGAGCAGTCGACGGCGATCACCAAGCTCGAGGAGGCGATGTTCTGGGCGAACGCCGCCATCGCGCGAGGTGACGGTCCTCCCGCTTAGTCCCCCTCGGCCAATCTTCAACGAAGGAAGGAGTGTGAACCATGGCCCGGGCAAGCTCGTCCAACAACGGACACCGACGTCGCCCACCGGCGCGCACTCCTGAAGCTCGCGAAGACGAGCTGGCGGCAGCCGCTTACGATCTGGCCGAGGATCAGATCCGGAGTGGGACGGCGTCATCGCAGGTCATCACCCACTTCCTCAAGGCGGGGTCTCGGCGTGAGCGCATGGAGCAGTTGCGCATGGAGCACGAGATCGAGCTGATGGAAGTGAAGAAGCAACAGCTCGAAGGCCAGCAGCGAGTGGAGGAGCTGTTCGTCCATGCCATCGAGGCCATGCGTTCCTACCAGGGTGGATCCCCGGCCGAGCTCGACCCCGGCGATGAGATCTAGGACGTATTCCGATCTGGTCAAGCTGGCAACGTTCGAGGAACGCTTCGAGTATCTGTCCATGCCGGGTGAAGTGGGGAGAGCGACATTCGGTTTCGACCGGTGGATCAACCAGCAGTTCTACCGTTCCCGCGAGTGGCGGCAAGCTCGTGACTACGTCGTCTATCGAGACGAGGCGTGTGATCTCGGCATCCCGGGTTACGACATCCACGCCAATCTGCTGGTGCATCACATGAACCCGGTCACCCCCGATGACCTGATCGGAGGTGAGGAGTGGGTGCTTGACCCGGAGTTCCTGATCACCACCACTCACCGTACGCATAACGCCATCCATTACGGTGACGCCAGCCTGCTGGTCCGAGCCCCGGTCGAACGGCGTCCGGGAGACACGAGGTTGTGGTGACCGACGACGATCGCTGGGAGAGTGCAGAGAGAAAGCAGCGACGAGAGGCCATCGCCACCCGTATCGGGCAAACCGAGCGTGGCAGCGACTGGCTGGGTCGCGTCAACTCCATAGGCCGAAAGGACAACATGCTCAAGACGATTCACGCGGGAGACAAGGGCGAGAACGTCAAGTCGCTCCAGCGAGCCGTCAACCGGCGACTCAAGGCGCGGTCCGCCCCCAACCACATGGTCAAGGTCGACGGCCAGTTCGGACCCAAGTCCCGATCGGCCCTGTGCTACGCGGCATATCTGCTGGGCGCCGACAAGGCGACCGTGGATGGGATGCGGCGCGGCACGATCAGCCCGGAGGAGCAGACGTTCGTCCGCAACCCGGGCAAGCGCGACAAGGCCGAGATCTCGCGCGGGCGCAAGCGCGTGGCCGCGCATCGCAAGGCGGTGCAGAAGGCCAAGGCCGCCGCCGACAAGGCGGGAGCCAAGCGCAAGCGGATCGTCGCCGAGGCGAAGAAGGCGGCAGCCAACTACCGCAAGAACCCGGGGGCCTACCACTACCTGGCGGGTGGGGCGGCCAACACGGTCTACCTCAAGCCGACTCCGCGTTCCTGGCGCAGCGACTGCTCGCAGTTCGCCGCCGCGGTCTACAAGGGTGCGGGACTTCCGTCCCCCGCCGCACCGCTGGATCACCAGTGGGCCTCGACATTTTCCATCGTCAAGAGCCCGCACGCTCGCTTCATCTCCCGGGCCGGACGCAAGCCGGGCGATCTGGGCATGTACGGCTCTCACCAGGCCCCGCATCACGTCGAGGTGTGGTGCGGCGACGGGTTCATCGGCCATGGCTCGCCGCCGATCGACTCCCTGACCCCGGGTGAGCCGGACTACTACGTCACGTTCGATTTCCTCAACTGAGGAGACAAGGAG